CAGCCTAATTGAAACCAAAGGTTTAAATGTAGTTGTTAAAAATGTACCTGTTGTAGCTGCTGTCATCCTAGCAACATACTCCTGAGACACCGCTTCATATCCACCCTCAGACATAACAGAAGAACAGATCTGCTTCATTGCTGAAGAGGATGCTGTAGTTCCTGTGTTTGTTATCTCATAGCGTACAGGCAATATGGCAGTGGTCATGTACACCGCTGTCTGTATATTGGCATTGTGGAAGGTGTGGCAGACAATGAACTGTCCGTTAATGACAAAGCCACATCTAACGCTACCAACACCCAGCCATTCAAAGTCAAGGAACAAGATCTGTGTGGTGGTTAGATCAATGGTGATGCCGCTTGTACCTGTACCATCTAGCTTATCCCCATTCCATGACGTTTGGTCTACATAACGTGCATCAGAAGCAGAGCCACTTGTGCTGGTTCTAACAACAAAGCGAGGAACTCCTGTTCCGTTTTTCTCAAGGAACACACCGTTGCCTGTGTTAAAATAACCTACACGCTGGCGCAAGTTAGCTTTGGCTGTGTCCATCTTGAATGTAGCCAGCAGCAACAGGCTCTTACCGGGCTGATAAGGAAACACACGAAAGGTTTGCCTAACAACTTCAGAGCCTGAGGTTGTAGTGACAGCCATGCTGACAGAAGACTCATTGCTTAGATGTGTAGCTGTACCACCTGTAGATGTAGACGTATCAAACTGAGGATCTACTGCATATCTGTTCTGGCTATCGAACAGCGTATAAGGCTGGCTTACACGTAGCCTACCAAAGGCATCAAGGTTAGTTCCTCCAATAGAGACAGTGTTGCCTGTGCTGGAGAAGCTAACCTTCTGCGGGTAGGAAGTAATACTCATTTCTTCTTGAGCTTGCTGGCTTCAGACAGAGCAATGGCAATGGCTTGCTTGGGGCTTTTAACCATCTTGTCAGTCATGCCGCTGTTTAGCTTCCCAGCTTTAAACTCATGCATCACTTTACCAACCTTAGCAGTTTGCTTCTTAGTCAACTTGGTAGCCATGTTAGTCTTCCTCGTCTTCACAGTCTTCTTCATCATCACCCTCATACTCTCTGTATTCCCATGCTTGGCATGAGCGTAGATTGTGGCAGATGAATTCAAAGCGATGGCAATAGCCTCTACCACCAGCATCAGTATCAAACTCATTGCGAGGGATGGTGTCCATCATCATCATCATCTCAGGAGTGTTCTCGAAGTATTCGCAATTAGCGCATAGCTGCTTACGTGCTACAGATTCCCCCACCTGCCAGATGTCAGCCATTTTAGTCCAGAAGGGCTTGTTGGCTCCGGGCTCATCAGAGGGCTTCAGAGGGCCAAGGTTCCAATTCTTAATGGTACTAGCTGTGTTAGCCTTGTTCTCTTCCTCGCTAACAATGCATTCCATATCGGCTTCTTCAGCCATCATCATGAGTCCCATGTTAGTACATGCCTTTCTTAGCCATACCGCCATTGTTCATCTTCTTCGCTGGAGCCTTAGCAGCCTTCTTAACAGCACCTCCCTTAGCCATTGCTTTGACAGGAGCCTTCTTAACCATACCACCCTTAGCCATAGCTGTGTCAGGAGCTGCCGCCTTGTCTCTAGGCTTAGAAGCATCATATGCAGCTCGCTCTAGTTCATTGGCTCTGTCTAGGTAGGTGTTACGAACTTCTTGTGGCAAAGACTTGTCCTTAGCCATCTCACGAAACTTTGCTGCTTTCTCTGTACTTGTAGCCATTTTGTTTTCCTATTTAAAAAGAGACTATTGTCTCACCACTTAACCTTGTTTGCCCAATAACCACCTGACATCTTACCAGCAGCTATGTCCTTAGCATGCCTAGCCTTAAAGCTTTCTCTGCGTTTCCTATCTGCCTCAGACTCACCAGCCTTCTTCGGAGATCCACTGACACCCTGCTGTCCAAACCTAATCAGCTTAACCTTGTCCCCCTCCTTAGCCAACACTGCATGGCTTTTAGTGGGATGATCTGGTGTGCGCTTAGGCTGGTTATACCCTTTAAATTCTTCACCGGCTCTGGTCAGCATATCTATTTGTTCCTTTTCTATCTTTCCAACCTTCTGCTTTCATTGCTTTCTCAACAACATCAAGACCGAAGTAGTAACCTGTATGCTTTTCTAAAGCAGCCCTAACAAAATAAACATCAGAATGGGGAATATGTATTCCCTCTAAACGATCATTGTGTATTGCAATGTATATTTTGTTAATTACTGAATAAGGAGGAGAGTTAATTAGTCCTTCATCTTCTACTTGTTTTCTTGTCTTTAGTTGCATGGGGTTATAAAGACAGGGCGTTAGGCCCAGTCATTATCAGTATAACACAGAACACACAGGGTGTTAACAAGAAGACTACCGTCTTAGCTTTATTAGATAGAAAGCTTAGACATCTATAGAAGAACTATATAGTTTAAATATAATAGTAAACATATACTATGTTCTGTATATACTTTAATGTTGTTTTTATATCAGGCTATATAGATGCTATCAACTTCATATGTTTGTATCATCTCTGTAGCCCCCTAATCCCCCAACAGACGTAGTTTTACTCCTGTCTAAAAATCTTGTCAAGTCTTTTATTTTCATTTGTGGTGTGGAAGCAACAGGTGTTGTTAAGAAACAACAGATGCTTAGACTCCATATGTCGAGATTGTATTTACGCTTGATATATTAGCGCTATGGTATCTACCAAGATATCTACTATATTTGCTATTTGCAAATAAAAAATGCTGTAGTGCTGTACAGATATATGTTCCACGTGAAACATGCTGGCCCTGTATACCACTTTTTAGCAATGTGGTTAACACTTCCATTTTTTCTGATTTTTGTATGGGGCTGTATACAACTAGCGCCATACCCCCCCATGGCCCACGCCCGCCCCCAGCCAAGCGCCGCCGCAGCCGCCAGCGCCAGCGAGCATTATGACATGAAATGCAGCCCTGCGGTGAATACATTGAAGATCTTAGAATTCACTGCATTCAAAAGAATGTCTTATAAATCAATGACTTAGAATATGGTGGAAACTGATTCAAAATCAGGGTCAAAATCAGGGTTAACGATGAGACCATGTCAGTTTTCCGACATTCATAACCAAACGTAATGGCGGTATATCCATAGGATATAAGCATCCTCTGACACCCTCCGTTGTAAATCTACCACAACTTGCCATATTTTAAAGCATATCCCCTCTGTCCAATGGTCAGTTATCCACAAGTTGTTAGAGGTGGTATGGCAGTCTGTGGATAACTAAGCCCTCAGCTTTAAATATTTATAATCGCTTTATATATGACAACTCTGTTGGCATAAGATAAAGCTTAAATATTTAAAGATCTGCGCGTATGTAGCGCAAAGTCTTGTCTTAATTCATAAGAGAAAAGTAAAACTTTAACCTTAGGGAAAGTTTAATACTTTTCTCTGATTTATGAATTAAGACAAGGAACGAAAAATGAAATACGGCCTAACAAAATTCTACGCTCTGAAAGCTTTGCTTTGCTTTGGTGGTGCATTGGCTTGCATTGCAATGGGTCAGCCAAGTGATGTATTGATGATTGTAGGTGGCATGAGCTTGATTGCCATGTTAACCTTCGGTTACTTCGGTGAATAACCCTAGTGTTGACAGGGTTTAATTTTTTGTGATAACGTTGAAATAAGTAGCGATTTTGCTACGTCATTCCTAAAGGAAACACATCATGTTCAAGTCTAAAGCTTTGCTTTCAATCGGTACTGATGCAAAAACTGTCAAGGGTGAAACCTTCGGTTTCTTAACAGGTATTCTTTACCTTGCCCCATACACTTCCACAAAGTGGAATACTTGCAGCATGGCTAGCATTGCCCAGTGTGGTAAAGCATGCTTATTCACCGCTGGACGGGGCGCAATGTCTACAGTGGCACAGGGTCGAATCAATAAAACAATTTGGTTCTTTGAAGAGCGTAGCTCTTTCATGGTTCAATTGGCGATCAATATTCGTCAGCTTGTAGCTAAAGCTACCAAGCAAGGTAAGAAACCTTTGGTTCGATTGAATGGCACTAGCGACATTCGTTGGGAAAGCGTAGCTTTTATTGATGCTGATGGCACTGAATATGTAAACATATTTGCTGCCTTCCCTGATGTTCAATTCTACGATTATACCAAAATTGCGAATCGTAAGGACATTCCGTCAAATTATGATTTGACATTCAGCTACAGTGGTGTCAAGGCTTACCAGCCTTTTGTTGACAAGGCAGTGGCTCAAGGCATGCGGATCGCTGTGGTGTTCCGTAATCGTCAAGATATGCCTTCGGCATTCAACGGAATGTCAGTGGTTGACGGTGATAACAGTGACATTCGTCACTTAGATGATCAAGGTGTTGTCATTGGGCTGTATGCCAAGGGCAAAGCGAAGCTTGATGACACTGGATTTGTGGTTGAAACACGTAAAGTGTTTCCCATAGCAGTAGCGGCCTGATAGCACTGCGTAAAGCCCTAAGGGGCTTTGCAGAGGGTTATCGTACTTTCTCTATAGGGCTAAGCCCTGCTGTGAAGCAAAGCTTATTCCGAATGTTCTTTAAAAATTAACTTCCAGCATCAGTATGCTTTGTAGCAGCAAAGCTGAAATTGGCTGGGCTTGAGTAGCGGCGAGGGAATTCCGCTATCTATGCTGATACATCATGGTGATAATGTATGCAGGATGTGTTCACAGTGGCATTGGGGTCGGTGCTATACGGTGAACGCTTTAAGATGCTCTGTGGCACAGGGTTACAGGGCATCTACAAAGCAACCTTCCTAAAGGAAACAACATGCAAAAAGCGTATATCAATTTGGTCAGATATGCCCTCGACAATGGCTACACTGTAAGTGTATTCGATGGTGAGGAATGGTCAACCATTAAATCAACCCGCTTCAACGATATCATTAGTGATATCGAAGGGGTGGAAGAAGCGGCGCTAAATATCAGAGATGCTGGCGGTCACAGGGTGGGCTGGGCTTTGGTGTCGGCCTTTGGCCTTGAGCCTGATGAGACAGTGGTGGATTACACAACCACAGAATTCATGAATGCATGGGATGCACAGTATCGTGAGGTGACAGAATGAAACAAACACTAGCGAAGCTATTTGGTTACACTGTATGGTGTCCACAATTTGATGCTATGCATCACACCTTCACTTTCAAAGAAGCCCTCAGTTGGGCAGCATGCTACGATTGTGGTGCTGCTGTCTATAAAGGTAACACCTTTGTTGCTTATCGCCGAACCCTCAACCATTCCTAAAGGAAACAACATGACAACCTCCGTAGAACTGAACGGCTACATTACAAACGACATGAAAATGTATGGCTGCAACATCGAAACTTTCAAAGAAAGTGTCAAGCGATCCATCACCTACCGATTATCAGGTGGCTCAATGGTGGTGGCAGGGCTGATGTCTGATGCCCAAGAGATGATGGCACATGGTGACATCGAAAGTGCTCGAATGTATTTGAACAGGGCGAAAGCCCTAGTGTTTGATATGAGATATGGTGATATGGCCTTCGGCCCTAAGGAAAAAGCATGAAAGTAATTACATTTACAGTGATGGGAAAGGGGAAGTTTCCCCATGACATGCTACGTTATGACCAGTGCTTCCCTTGTGATGGCATATCAGTACATAACATAGAGACTGACAAATGTCCAGTTGTGCGTTCCGTCAAGCTTGTAAGTATAGCAAGCACTGGCATTACATCATTACGATGGGCCAGCTTCAACTGGTATGTGGACTTTGCCACTGTCCAAGTTTATAACGATTACACTTCCTAAAGGAAACACCATGTTAAAAGTCTTTGTCTATTTTAATCTCCACAAGAAATGCTTTAGCATTAAGGCTCTCAGCGGCCCATACAAGGGGCTGGTCATTGGTCACACTAACAGTGTGTTGTTGTCTGATGTGACATTCAAGGTGTCCCCAGCAGGGCGGCGCAGGGTGCTGGCAGAGAAGCGCAAGAATGTCCATGCCGGTGTCGTTGGACATATGGCAGACAGTGGTGCTCATGATGTACACAATCGGTACATGATGCTTGGCACAGCCATCACCTACAACCCCTACAAGTATGACAGCTTTGTGCAGCGTAGCACAGAGCAGCCTGTCCACAATGCTAAGTGGGCTGCACTACTGGCACAGGATGGCAAGGGTTTCATCAGCGCTTCTCTGTGAAACGATTCTGCAACGATTCTTTAAGGAAACACAATGACAAACCGTATATGGATTGAGCTTGCGAAGGCTGAAAATGATGAGCATGCCAATGAGCAGTGCCAACTAGCAAACAAACTGCTAAAGCGTTTGGGCCTTAAGGTGATGGAATTTTGGTGGGGCTACGGCACTTACAACATCACCCTCAACGACAGTGGAATGTTTTTGAAGTGTCCTGACAGGGGCCACTGGTTCAACCTAAATAAACTAGCAGGGGAGTAACATGACAGACGAAGACAAAGCATTCATTGATGCTTACCAAAATTGCATGGGTTATTCCAGTAAAGAGGTTGTCGAAGACATTATTAAATGTCACAACGACAAGGATGTGGATGAGGAATCCATCTACCGAAAGTATTCTTACGAATACACCAATGTGATAGATGCTTATCTGCTGTGGCACATGGCTATTCAGTTCATTATGAAAGCGAGTATTAAATGAAAACATTTACAGTGATTGTTTACAGTGATGCAGGGCATGCATGGGGCAAGGTGAAGCGAGAGGTGCTGCGAAACCTTGGCATTGACCATCAGGTTAGCTCTTACAGCTACCAACGTAATGACTATGTATACCTCGAAGAGGACTGCGATCTGTACCTACTACAGAAGGCAATGGATGAGGACAATGTGCGACTCAAGTATATTGAGCGCCGCACTGATGGCAGAAGCAAGATTCGTTCTTATGATCGGTACACAGCATGAACTACTACCAGCTAGGCTACTTCCGAAAGGCACTATTATGATATCTGAAATTGACATTAAAGACTTTGACAAGGGCGAGCCCTGCTTGCTGTACCAGTGCAAGCCACGAACATATGTGCAGCACCCTGCCAGTGGCTATGTGTACTTCTTCGATCACCTTGATGGGGCATACAGCTACTGCACTGACATGTTCAATGAAACTGTACATCTAGTGGCACATGCCTTAGTAGTGCCTCTGACACGTAAGGAAAAGCCCGACTAAAACAGTAGGACATTTTTCACAGGGCTTGACCGGCCTTGTGGAAAGCGACTAAAGTAATGTTGCTTTAACGGCAAGCCAGCCACTCTCAACCAACCTTAAAGGATTTAAAATGGCACACGTAATCTTCTCCCGCAATAACGACAACTCTGCTCTGACTACAGAGCGCATCATGCAGTTGGCTCCCGCTGCCTTCAGCACAACCAAAGCAGACCGCCTCACCAATCGTTACGTCCCCCTCAATACCAGCGACATCCTGACAGTGATGCAGGACTATGGCTATCAGCCTGTGCAAGCAGCACAAAAGCGTAGCCGTAAGGCTGGCACTACTGAGCATGGTGCTCACATGTTGGCCTTTGCTAACCTCAACCAAGAGGCTGTCGATGGTGTACGTCCTGAGATTGTGTTGTTTAACAGCCACGATGGCTCATCAGGTGTTCGTTTGTTTGCCGGTTGCTTCCGCTTCATCTGCTCCAATGGCATTGTGGCAGGTGATGGATTCAAGAGTAGCATGTACCACAGCAAAGCTTTGCTGGGCTTTGAAGACATGCTGCGTAACACAGTGGAGACGCTACCCATGTTGATGGCACGTATTGACAAGCTGCGTAGTGTGAAGCTTGACTATGAGCAAGCCCGCCACTTGGCTGAGGATGCTGTGCTGACACGTTGGGACAGCTACGATGCAACACAGGAGAAGCACAAGCATGGTGTGTTTGCTGTGTCACAAACTGTGCGAGATGTGTTGTCGGTGCAGCGCCCTGAGGATGAGTTTGCTGATGCCTTCACTGTGCTCAACCGCATTCAAGAGGGTGTCATTCGTGGCAAGGCATTGATTCGCTCTGTGTCTGACAAGCACCCAATGGGGATGATGCGTAAGGCTCGGCCTGTCAACAGCGTGAAGGAAAACATTCGCATTAACAGCGAGTTGTGGAACTTAGCTGAGGCAGTAGCAGCTTAATTAACAGGGGCTTCGGCCCCTTTTCTATCTTATAAACACAAGGAAACTAAATGAACTTCATTGCATTCTTGAAAGAACAATACCGCCAGCCTACACCCAAGGAGGTGATGCTCAAGGAGATTGCCACCGCACGGCTTGAGAAGCTTGAGGCTGAAACGGCTGTGGAATATGCACAAAGCATAGTCGATTACAACACCACTCGAATCACCCGACTTGAGTATTACTTATCGGAAACTAAATGATTACAGAAGATTAAGCCGTTGGCATGTTAGTTGGTACTGCCATAGGTGATGCACTGGGTGCGCCGCTGGAGTTTATTGACCCCGAAGATATCCATGAGATACACGAAGAGATGACAGGTGGTGGTGTGCATGACACAGCCGCTGGTGAATGGACAGATGATACGGCTATGGCTATGGCTATAGCTGATGCCTACCTTACACAGGGTGGGTTTGACCCAGCCACCATCATGCTCAACTTCAAACTGTGGCAAGCCACTGGCACTTATGGCACTAGGAAATATGTCTTTGACATTGGTAACACTACATCAGCGGCGCTGGAGCAGGCCAATGTATACACACCCTATGCTGGTAGCTCATCACCTAAGGCTAGCGGTAATGGCTCCATCATGCGGGTTGCTCCAATCATGATTGCCAATCACGGCAATACTGTAAGAGCTATTGGTGAGGCAGTGGCTGTGTCGTTGATGACCCACGGCAGCAGAGATACAGTGCATTACATTTCAGCGTTTGTTGCTGAGTGCATGGAAGGCTTTCACTTCAGTACTAACCAAACGTTGTTGCTCAAGACTAGAATGCCGCCGCACGGTATTCGTGGCACAATTATGTGGGCTTACACTCAAGCATGGCGTAGCATTTCCCTCAACGGAAACTTCGAGGATGCTGTTATCCATGCTGTTAACAGAGGCAATGATGCTGACACCGTGGGTGCTGTCACTGGTATTCTAGCTGGACGGATGTTTGGATACAAGAGTATCCCCAAGCGTTGGCTAGAGAAGCTGCACCAGCATGACCACATCGTTGACACTGCCAAGAAACTCTACAACTTATACCCTCCCGCACTATGAAACTTCCTAGATATCTAATGTCACAAGATGGTGGGTATAGGTACAACCCCCCAGCAGATGCGGTAGAGGCTGGCATAGTGCGAAGACAATCTTGTGGCACAGACCAGCAGCAAGCCTTTGCCTATGCTGAGGAACAGAATGCTTTGATGGATGAGTGGCGCAGGGATGTACGTTACTTGCGTACCTTGTCCACCAAGAGCACAGTGTCTGATCTAGTCAGGTCTTATAAGGCAAGCATTGGTTACACCAAGCTTAGCCCCAAGAGTCAGGAAGACTATGCCTATTTCCTGAGCAAGTGGTATGGCAGCAAGACCTCAGGCACTACGCTGCTACACACTAGGCTAGGTGATCTAGCCACACCCATCTGCCAGCGTATCTACGATGAGCAAGCCAGCCATAGTGTTAGCCTAGCCAATCATGCCCTGTCCATATACAGGTTGCTGTTTAGCTTTGCTATTCGTAATGGCTACACCCAGCACAATCCCTTCACCAATGTTGCAAAGCAAGCAGACAAACCACGTAGGGTGGTGTGGCAGAAAGACAACATAAAGAAATTTATGGACACAGCTTTCGCTGAATGGCGCTGGCGTAATGTAGGATTGATTGTCTACATGGCATATGAATGGGGCCAGCGCTTAGGTGATATGCGTTTGCTTACATGGGACAGCTACGATGTAGAGACAGGGACACTATCCCTTGAGCAGAGCAAGCGTAGGGCTAGGGTATCCATCCCCACATCGGAGTCTCTGCAAGAGATGCTGAAGCAGCAGCATGCAGAGTTTGGATGGCAGAAGTACATTGTCCCTACGGACAAGGCTGATGGTGAGGGTGGGCTAAAGCCATACACTAGGATGGCATTGGCTAAGGCAGGAGCCACCATCATGGAGAGGGCAGGGCTACCGTCAGAACTGATGATGATGGATCTGCGAAGGACAGCGGTGACTGAGATGATTGAGGCTGGTGTTCCTTTGCCTAACGTGATGTCAATCACAGGGCATGCGACACCACATAGCCTGAGTCCTTACATCAAGAACACACTTAAGAGTGCGACAGTGGCACAGAACATGAGAGGATTGATATGAGCAGAGCAGAGTACCAAAGGGCGTACACTTACAGTGGGAGATAGATATGTTAAATGAATTGTTCTATAAAGCTGTTGACATACTGGCATGGGTAGGGATGGTTACATCCTGCTATGCACTAACCTTTTGGATGTGGTACAAATGATATTAAATCAAGGCAAAGTGGCACAGGGTTTGGTAGAGGAACTGCTCGCCCTGATACACAGCTATGACGAGACGCTGTACATGTCCACTGTGATAGGTTGTTTGGAATTGGTCAAACAACAATTGATTAACGAAAGCTTGGAGGATGAGGAATGACGGGATACAGATCAAAGAAAGTAGCAGCGCAAACTAAGACGATAGACGAAGTTAATTGGTTAGACCATGAGCCTAATGGGGTAACAAAACCAGCGCAGAGCCCTTGGGTAGGGCTGACGGATGATTTTGATGATTACTTTGAAGAAGAACCTCTTGGGGAAGTAGTTGGTTTTATTTCAGACAGCAACTACATTGTTGTTCTTGTCAATGAAGGTATGCAAGTAGATCTAAACGATCAAGTATTCCTTGAAGACAAGAAACAACGTCCTTGGGTGGGGCTGACGTTAGATGAGATAGCGTTGATTCATGCAAATTATCCGAATCCGCAGGGCTTTGCTTTAGCATTGCAAGCCAAACTCAAGGAGAAGAACACATGAAAGTAACGTTGGAGTTTGACATAGACACACACAGATCAAACATGCTTGATGCTATACATGCATCACCAGCATGGGCTGCATTGGAGCAAATTAAATTCCTGCTTAGGCAGCGTGAGAAGCATGGCGTATCAGACGCAATTACATTGCAGAGGATTGAGGAAGAGGTACAAGATGTGTATGACGTTAGAGGAAACCAACTTTAATGGCATTCATAAAGACACACGTAGGGTGTGACGTATGCGGCAGTAGTGACGGTGCATCTATCAACGATGATATGTCCACCTACTGCTTCGTATGCAACACACGCACACCAGCAAACGGAAAGACCCTAAAGGAATACAACGTGATTGATGTTGATGAAGACAAGCAGCCTGAGTTTCTAAAGAAGTACAACCAAGGAACGTCAGTGTCTGTCAGTGATCGGCGCTTGACTAGCAGCACCCTGCAAAAGTTTGGTGTTGTTCGTGCTGATAATAGTTACTACTTCCCATACTATGATAAAGATAGTAAGCTTCTTGCAGCCAAGGTGAGATCTGTACAGGATAAGGTATTTAGTACAGTGGGACTATGGAGTAAGGGTACGTTGTTTGGACAGAACTTGTTCCCATCACACGGTAAGTACATCACCATTGTCGAAGGTGAGTTTGATGCATTGGCTGTGTTTCAAATGACAGGTAGCAAGTGGCCTGTTGTCTCCATTCGCAATGGTGCTAGCGGTGCGTTGAAGGATTGCAAAGCACAATATGAATATCTCGACAGCTTTGAGAACATCATTGTCTGTTTTGATAACGATGAACCCGGCATCAAGGCCAGCAAAGAAGTTGCTGAATTGTTTGGCAGTAAGTGCAGAGTGTTCAAGCCTACGCCTGAGCATAAGGATGCATGTGACTGGCTAGCTGACAGCAAGGAAGCTGCCTTCATTGATCGCTGGTGGAAGGCTGAGGGCTACATACCTGATGGCATTGTCGATGGCTCCAGCCTATGGGATGAGGTGTCATCACCTATGCCACCAGCAGATTGCTTCTATCCTTGGAGCGGATTGAATGAGCTTACCTATGGCATTAGGTTTGGTGAGCTTGTCACCATCACAGCGGGTAGTGGACTAGGCAAGAGCCAAGTGCTACGTGAGTTGGCATGGCACATCCTTGAGACAACCCATGACAATCTTGGGCTGATGTTCTTGGAAGAGAGCATCAAGAAAACAGGGCTGTCGCTGATGAGTGTAGCTGCTAACACACCGCTGCACCTACCCACCTCTGAGTCTGTGTCATCTGCCCAGCGCAGGGATGCGTTCGAGCGGACGTTAGGCACAGGCCGTGTGTTCTTGTTTGATCACTTCGGTAGCACCAGCGTGGAGAACATCATTAACCGTGTACGTTACATGGCTAAGGCACTTAGCTGCAAGTACATTTTCCTTGATCACTTGTCCATCATTGTGTCTGCTCAGGAAAGCGGAGACGAGCGCAAGGCAATTGACGAGATCATGACAAAGCTTCGGATGTTCGTGCAGGAAACTAACATTGCTCTTATAATTGTTAGCCATCTGAAACGTCCACCAGATCGTGGACATGAAGAAGGAGCAGCCACTAGTCTTGCCCAACTTCGGGGTAGTGGATCTATTGCACAGCTTAGCGATATGGTGATTGGTCTTGAGAGGAACGGACAGCACGAAGATCCAGTGGAAAGAAACACCACTAAGGTTAGGGTGTTGAAGAACCGCTTTGCTGGAGTGACTGGCCCTGCTGGTAACTTGTTGTACAACAAAGAGACTGGCAGAATGTTTGAGGTTGAGGATACACCTGAGGAGTTACTATGACACGACCTCGCACAATAGCTGATGAAGAGTGGGCATCAAGATGGAATGCTATATTTGGCACGGATGTTATCAACAAGTACGAGGACAATCATGATCTTCCTAGACACAGAAACCAACCTAGCCCACAACAAGATATGGCTGTGCGTGACGAGAAAGGAAGGGGTGGTAACCCGCTGGCTTAGCCCTGATGGATTGCAGGAATACTTAGGTGACAGCATTGTTGTTGGACATAACCTCATTGGCTTTGATAAGCCAGTGCTAGAGGGAGTATGGGACATACACATTGACGATGACAAGTGTGTTGATACCCTTGTGTTATCTCGCTTGTATAAACCAGACATTGATGTGGTGTCTATTGAAGGTAGCAGAGCACCCTCACCACACAGCCTTGAGGCATGGGGTATCAGGCTAGGTAGTCACAAGATAGACTTCACTGACTATGACGCTGGCTATAGCGAGGAGATGGCTGTCTACTGTGAGCAAGATACAGCCCTGCTAGAGAAGCTCTTCTATGAATTGACAACCCAGCTCAATAGCTTAGGCTTTAGCGCACAATCTATTATTCTGGAACATTCTGTTGCCTTCATCTGCAAACAGATGGAAGACAATGGCTTCATGCTGGATATGCAGAAGACTATGGGATTGCATGCCATGCTGGCTGGTCGCATGTCTGACATTGAGACACAGATGTGTGAGACGTTTAAGCCTACCTATGAAACGCTGAAGACTCCTGAGTATTGGGAAGTAGTTACTCCTGATTGGAAAGAGTTTAAAGCAGAGACTAAGGGTGAGCTGTTGCAGAAGCTGAAGGATGCTGGCTACAAGGCTGGCTTAATCAAGGAAGCAATAGCTGGCCCTATGCGTGTGCGTGAGCACCCATTCAATCCCGGCAGCAGACAACAGATTGCTGAGCGCTTGATAGCTCTTGGCGTGAAGTTTAACAAGAAGACAGAAAAGGGCAACATCATCGTAGATGAGACTGTGTTGGAAGGAATTGATCTGCCTGAGGCTAAGCTGGTGGCAGAGTACCTAATGATACAGAAGCGGGTAGCACAGATTGCTAGCTGGCTTGAGCTTGTCAAGGATGATGGCAGGGTGCATGGTCGCATCACCACCAATGGTGCAGTGACTGGACGTTGTACACACAGCAGTCCCAACATGGGACAGATACCTTCTGTAGGTAACCCCTACGGTGGTGAGTGCAGGGAAGTGTGGACTGTGCCAGCTAAGAAGAAGCTGGTTGGTGTAGATCTGAGTGGCATTGAGCTTCGTTGCTTAGGCCACTACCTCAACGATCAAGCATGGATTGACGAGCTTTTAAAGGGCGATATCCACTGGTTCAATGCACAGTCGTTTGGTCTTGTACCTAAAGGCACTATCAAGGATGATGATAGTCCTGACCACAAGAAGGCTAGGAACACCACGAAGACTCTAACCTATGGGGTTTTGTATGGTGCTGGCTCAGCTAAGGCAGGATCTATTGTTGGTGGTAATAGCAGCAAGGGCAAGATGTTGATTGATAACTTCATTAACAACACACCCGGACTAGCTGCGTTGAAGAAGAAGATATCTAAGTTTGTATCTAGAGGACACCTGCCCGGACTAGACGGTAGGCGTGTGTGGATTAGGAGCGAACATGCTGCATTGAATACCCTGCTGCAATCTGCTGGTGCAATAGTTGCCAAGCAGTGGCTGGTGGAATCAACTGCTGCATTGAAGATAGCTAACATAGATGCAAAGCTGGTAGCTTTTGTACATGATGAAACCCAATGGGAAGTACCTGAGGAGGATGCTCAAAGGGTGGTAAAAATAATTGAAGCGGCTGCTGCCACAGCGGGAACAGTGCTACAATTTAGGTGTCCTGTTGATGCCGAAGGAAAGATTGGTAACAACTGGCGTGAATGTCACTGACGATACTAGTGCTTTTTTATTTAAGGAAATGATATGGCTGATGAAATTAAACGGATTAAGATTAAGTGTGATTTGTATTGGGCTCAGCTTCACAAAGTGAATGACATGAGCGGTAAGTACCAAGTCAATCTGTGCAACTTGTCTGATGCTGCTTGTGCTGCGTTGGAAGAGATGGGCATTGAAGTACGTGTAGGCGAAGGCAAGAAGGAAGAGATGGGTCGTTACATCACCTGCAAATCTAACAATCCCTATAAGGCTTTTGACGAAGATGGCGAAGAAATCGAATCTCTTGTTGGCAACGGAAGCAAAGCTAAGGCTATGGTGTCTTCTTACTCTTGGACTTACAAGAATAAGAAAGGCATTAGCCCTTCACTGGGTAAGCTTGTTGTCACTAGCTTGGTTGCTTATGCTGCTGAAGGCATGGGCGATGATGACGATATTCTGTAATGTCACATGCTATAGTTGATGCGGATATCATTGCGTATCGCATCAGCTTTGCTTGTAAGGATGAAACTGAGAAGCATGCTAAGTATTCCTTAGACAATTATCTCAATGACATTCTTACAAGTGGTGTTGATACCACCTACCCTGATTGCTTTGTAGATAGTTGGAAGCTCTACCTAACAGGTAAGAATAATTTCAGAGTTGCTTTGGCAACAACAGCGGTCTATAAAGGAAACAGGACAGCGCCCAAACCAGAACATCTGCCAGCGTTACGCCAGCATATGGTAAAGGAATGGGATGCTGAGGTGGTTGATGGACAGGAAGCAGATGACAAGGTTGCTATAGAAGCTACAAGACTTGGCGATAATGGAATCATTGTCACACTTGACAAGGATATCAATCAGGTAAGTGGGTGGCATTACAACTTTGTAAAGAAAGAAGGCTACTACATCACCCC